CAATCGCATTAACAATGACTTCATCAAAAATTTTAAGTAGTCCGGGATTATACACAATTTCAGTAATTACCATTTTATTAGATGCTTCATCGAATACATAACTATATATTTTTTGAGGTTCAATAGAACCAATATATGTATCAGGCAACGCGAGAATATGTTCTAAAAGTTCATATTTTTTATATTTTGCTTCAACAGACTTTACAACATTATCATTCGTTTGTTTAGGGGGCATTATACTATTATAGAGTATAACCTTTTTATACTTATATTAATCATTTTTTATATATTTTTAATTTTTGCGGTTAATAGTACAAAATAATTTGATTATAAGATTATTAGAAATGACTGTATTAATTGCAACAAACTTAATTGATTATCATAATATAATAAAAAATAATAGTATGGTTATTATAGTTTTCTCTGCAAACTTTTGCAAACCATCAAATGATATATATCCTCATATAAAAAATTTAGCAGAAGAAATAAGCGATATACAATTTTTAAAAATAGATATTGAAGATGGTTACGAAATAAGTAATAATTATAATATACAGTCAATTCCACACTTTAAGTTTTTTAAAAATAATATTGAAGTTTTTTCATTTACTGGTACAAATAAAAATAATTTGGTAAGTTCTATAAAAACTTTAAAAGAATATTAAAAACTAATAAAAATTGATTATTTTTTTATAAAATATTATTAGCACAAAAAATGCTTTATTATATTGTAAAAACAACAATTATAATTTCAACTCTTATTATGACGGTAAATACATATCAAATATCATTTCCAACATTTAAAAAGAATATTGCTGTTGTATCTAATATTAATATTAAAAAAATAACAGATGTTGAAAAAGCAGATTTAACAAAATTATTTAAAGCAGTTCCACTTATTATGTTTAAAAAACAAAATATTGATCCGGTTGAATATTTTGAGTTTTGTAAAATATTTGATGATAAACATACTGATGATATTGTTCATCCATTTGATTATGCAAGAATTGACACTGTTCCACAAATCGCACTGCGAGGAAATTGTTATATCAAAGATATGCATGGAATTAAAGACGTTACTTTGATGTATAGCGAACCTTTTAAAAATACTCACGTATGGCATCAAGATATTGTTGGACAAGGAACACATATTGTACCTGTTGTATCAAGTATGTATATGATAAAAACACCTCCTATTGGGGGTGAAACACTATTTGCGAGCATGGAAGATGCTTATGATAACCTTGATTATCACCTAAAACGAGAAATTAAAGACTTTAATGTTATTTATACAAATGGAGATGACGGAATTATGAACTCATATTTTGATTATACTGGATATAATCCACTTAAAAAAGATGATTATAATTTTGATAGAAGAGGAAGCAGTATTCTTAATAGGGAATCACTTGTTGTATATAGCGATTCTACAAAAAAAAGAAAGTCATTGATGTTATCCCCATTTCGTTTTACAAAGTTTGATAAAATGTCCCACGAAAATAGCTGTGATTTGTATAGAGAAATGATGTATAAATACATTATTGTTGAAAATAATATTGTTACAATTAAATGGGAAAAAAATGATTTATTGATATTTAATAATAGAAAACTTATTCATACATCTTCACCAACAATAGAATATCAAAATTATGAAAGACTGTATTATTCTTGTTTTCTTGGAACAAGAGCACCTATTTATAAATGTAATACGTATTAAATAGTTTGTGAAATTATATGCGAATAAATATCACTCGAAACTATTTCGCTACATATATCTGATATACTTTTATTTTCAATATCAATTACAATAATATTTTTATTTTCATTTATTAAATCAGTATAAGTTTTTTCGTGCAATTCGTGAATTCTTTGAACATATTCAATTTTAATATTTTTTTCAGATTCTCTTCCACGCTTACTAATTCGTTTTAAACACATAATTGGATTAGAACGAAGATATATGATACCAGATGGTTGCCATAATTCATCTGTTGTTTTATGATAATGTAATAAATTAGCATACTCATCATCATTAATTGTATTATCTTCGTGTGCTTTTTTTACAAAAACATTTTTAATGAAGATTGGACTTCGTTCCATTAAAATTATAGAATTAGACTTTTCTTGTATCCAACATCTATCAAGCCATACTTTTATTTGAAAGTCATAACTACTTTTATCACTGTTATACATATCTTTCAAATATTCATTCCAATTATCAACAGGTTCAATATCTATAGATGTTTTATAATATCTGTGGAAGTAATTGAGAATACTTGTTTTATAACAACCTATATTTCCGTCTAATGTTATAATAGGCATTTATTAAATATATATGTGTTTATTATATTTATATATCATTTTTTTCAATTATGCATAAACTTATATTTTAATACTATTGCTTTAACCTTTTCGTCTGTTATAACACCTTTAATATTTGCTAATTTGATAAATAAATCTTCCAATATTTTATTAAATAATGTTATTAGTCCGTGTAATGCTTCTTTTTCTAAAGTAACTTTAAAATATTTGAATATCTTTGAAATTTTACGTTTAACAATCATAGAAACCTTATTACAGCCGGTGAATGTAGATATTGTTCCTCCGTTACTTGTGCTACTATTGCGATCTCCTCCTATAAATACTTGTGTGCTACCAAGTGCTGGTCTTGCGATACCCGCTTCAATATTCATTTGCATAACATCTTTTGTTAAATTATCTATTGAATATGCTGGTTCATGAACTCCGTAAAATGCCGCTGTATTAAAAGTACCTCCTGAATATCCTTTTTTATTCTTGGAATTAACAGTTAAACGTTTATTTAATAAATCAGCCATATTGGAAACATCTTTGCTATGTAATTTTTCAATTCCAATTTTCAAACATATTAAAGATATTAATGCAGATATATTAAAAATTAGTTTGTCTATAAATAAACTAATTATATTTACTATTTCTTTTTCTTTTTCGCTTGTTGATTTTTTTATTATCTTATATTTTTTTAATAAAGATTCAGAACAATATGTTATATCCTTACAATCAGTCATATGTTTATTATACTACTATATAAAATGAAAATAAATATATATATTAAAGAAGAATGGAATATTTAGAATTAGATGAAGATGTTTCGTTTCAAAATAATAATTCAATAAACGGACGTGTAAATGCTATGTCAAATGTAGAAGATTATAAAATAAAAAAGTCTATAATTGAAGCAACCGAATATCAAACGAATATAATATCCCGTAACTTAAATTGCACGGGTGTTTCAAAAGTTTTTTTCTCTATGCCGAATATTAACCTATTGCAATCTGGAATTAGAAATAAAATATTAAATGAAACAATGGGGGATATTAATATAAATAGACAAAGTGACGATGAATTAAGAATAATAATGAGGTCTATTTATTTTCAACATGGTAAAAATCTTCCTGAAAATATTAATGAACAAGTTCTTGATTTAAATACGCGTGTAATAATATGGGCTGTTCCGCAAATTATAACGAATATTAAACAATCGCGACAGTATATAAAAGATATTAGTACAATGCCTATGCCTCTTGATAGGTCTATATTACCATCAAATAAAGGTATGAGAACACTCGAAATAACAAAATTTCATTAATTTTAAACACAAATAAATACTCTAATATAATCTTAAAATAATATAATATTATAGAAGTATAGAATATACTATGTCTGGTTATAGAGATGCCGCTTGGTCTTACGACCCAAAAGATTTAGAATTAGATAAAGTAACTGGATTACCCTTTATTCCAAACAAAAAAGAGCTTGATTTATTCAAGCAAGATAAAACAGATATGTATAAAGGAACGATGATGGTATGTCTTATTTATGGTCTATCCGCATTAATATTATTATACATAATATTTTTTACAGATTGGGGGAAAACATTTGTATATAATACATTTTTACCTGCTATTTTAACATATGTCGTAGGTGCAATATTTATTATAGCATATCTTATAAGCTCTATTTTTGATCTTAAACCGCGTCAAATAGGTAAAGTCGTAACATCTTCTGTTTGTCCTGACTATTGGAGATTAGAAAAGTCTGTCGCAAAAGATGATTTATTTGACAAAATAAAAGAAAAAAAATATGTATCTACTATAGGACCAACTGATTTACATCATAAATGTGTTCCTGATGGAAATGTTTATGGAAGTACAAAAACAGACATTAAAAATATGAAAAACGAAACTTATGTAACAAAATTATATCCATCATCGCATAGGAGTGGGAGATACCTAAATGAAACTTCGCTTGATAGTGTTTCAGATAAAGATATTATGTATTTGTATACAAATGCAACAAAAAACCCAGAAACATCTGAATACGAATATAATAATTTACCTTCTTCGTCTGCTCTAAGAAACTATGCTGAAATTACAGGGATATATGATCCTGAAACAGCAAATTTAAAAGACAGTAACAAAGTAGATATAGAGGTATTGAAAAAAAATTCTTTATTTGCAGGAACAGACTTTAATTACAATGAAAAAAAACCTCTTATATGCAGTGAGGTTTATCCTAATATTTTAAACTCTCTCGAATATGATATATTTAATAAAGATAAATTAAAATGCGAATATGCCAAAGCATGTAATGTATCATGGAGTCATTTGGATTGCCACGAAAATCCTCAATAATTTTCATAATTGTTTGCATATACCAAAAGTTTTTCTATGATATTCTGTTATCCCGTATTTTATCAATGCTTCGTGGTGTTTTTTTGTACCATATCCTTTATTTTTACCAATTTCATATAATGAAAGATTAGGATTATTAATAATTAACTCTTTTATAAATTTTGTATGATAATCTTTAGCCAATATTGAAGCAGCGGCAATATTTAGATATTTTGTATCACCTTTTGGAATACACTCGTATTCAATAATATCTTCGTCATATCCGGGAGGAACATATCCTTTAAAATGTTGTCCATCTACAAGAATATGGTCAAACTTATGTTTTTTATAAGCTACATCTATAGAACGATGCATTGCTTTCATAGTAGCATTTAAAATGTTTATTTTGTCAATTTCTGTATGAGAAACCTCACCAATACCATATGTTATACTTACATTTTTAATATAACTAGCCAATTCGTCTCGTTTTTTTTCTGTTAATTTTTTAGAGTCTTTTATTTCTTTATATTTTTCATCTGGAAAAATTGAAGGTAATACAACACAAGCAGCTATGACTGGTCCTATAAAAGTTCCTCTTGCTACTTCATCAACACCTGCTACATATTTATTTATTTCTGGCATAATATAATTCGTTGTCATAATAATTTTATTAATTATATACTATACTTATCATTTTTTAAATGTTATAGACGCGTATAAAACATATTATAGTTATTTATATTAGAATGTGTTTAACATATATATGTAAATATATTTCAGATACGTTTAGTAATTGTATGTATAATATTGAAAAATATAATATAGCTTGCGAAGAAAAAGGAAAATATGAAGCATTGTTAAAAGAAAACCCTTATTATTTGCTAGGAGATAATGGAAATATTGATATGTACTAATATATTATAATATATCTAAAAAATTGATATATTATTTATAAATATATTATACTTCTACAATGGTTAAAGAATTGCAAAATTATTATAAAAATTTTGTTATTAACGAAATGATAAATATATTAGACGAAGTTATTATGTTTATTGTAAAATGTTTAATAGGTATTTTAATAGGAGTTGTTCTTGTTTTATCAAGGTTCTTAATATCGATATGTATATCTTATAATGTGTAAAAATATATAATTTTATATAATAGAGTTTATGATATCACATTTATTAACAGCGTTATCTTTTGGTATTATACCTATATTATACAAGTCGTTGCTATTAACAAATGTTCATATTGTATCTTTGTTAATATTTAGTAAAATATTAATAGCAATTATTTGTATATTACTTCTATCTTTGGGCGATAACCTTGTCAATTTTAAGAAAGACATAAACTTTATAATAAAAAACAAGTTTTCATTTTTATATTTTGCTTTAATTATTGGATTGACGGCATTTGTATATGTATTTGGACAATATAATTATTTTTCTAGTTTAGATAATTATAATACTAATATAAGTACAATAATAATAGCATGCTATCCGGCAATAACAGTTGTATTATCTTATTTATATTTTAACGAAACAATAACATATTACCAATTATTAGGCTTAATTTTAATATTCGCAGGATTAGTATTATTGATAAATGATTAGTATATTTTTCTATAACTTTTAAACTTTTCTATATATTCTTGGAATAATTAAATTATGTACTCATTTTATTTATCATTATTAAAACATATTTCACAAAACATAAAGAATAGATTTGAGTACATAATTATATTTTTCTATAACTTTTAAACTTTTGCAAATATTCTTGGAATAATATAATTATGTACTCATTTTATTTATCATTATTAAAACATATTTCACAAAACATAAAGAATAGATTTGAGTACATAATTATATTTTTCTATAACTTTTAAACTTTTGCAAATATTCTTGGAATAATATAATTATGTACTCATTTTATTTATCATTATTAAAACATATTTCACAAAACATAAAGAATAGATTTGAGTACATAATTATATTTTTCTATAACTTTTAAACTTTTGCAAATATTCTTGGAATAATATAATTATGTACTCATTTTATTTATTACCATTTAAAAAATGATTATATAAATTTAAAAAAATATTAATATGGCACATAAAAAAGATGATATGTTAGAAAAACTTGTAACACATTTTGAAAATAAGGATGGAAATTATTTTATATCAAAAATTAATGATAAAAATGATATTCATAACAAATATGTAAAAAAATGGCTATCAGTTCTAACATTGAAAGATGTTAAAAGTCTATATAATAATGTTATATTGGAAAAATCAAAGACGCGAGATAAATCTCCTTTGAAAAATATTGATAAAAAAGTAATGTTAGAAATAAAACCACCTAATGTTAATCCAATAATAGATATTGTTAAAGGCGTGATTGAATACTTACCATTTGAAACTATTAGAACCATTAAGAACATTAATGAAACGATTGGTGATATTGTTCAAAAATATAATCGTAAAAAGAAATGTCTTCTAAAGTCTATTATGATATTATCGCAATTGTTTAAAAATGATATTGTCATTATGAAAGACAATAATTATAAAGATATTGAAGTAATTATTGTAGATTATTTATCTTTAAGAAATGAGACATTGTTATATATTGGTGTAGTACAATCAGCTGGAAAATTAAAAGGAAAAAATGTTGTTGTAAAAGTTCAAGCAAGAATACCAGAATTATACAAAAAAGATGATATAGATAAGAAGAAAAAAATTAAATTAGATTACTCTTATCAAATAACAACGGAATATGATACTATGCGTATATTTGAAAAAAACTGTTCAAACGCATTGGTTCCTAAATCATATGCTTACGGACTTATTAAACCATTAATTGAAGGAGATATGGAAAGATATATTTTGATTTCGGAATTATTGGGAAATGATTTAGCCAAAGTATTAAAAGGAAAAACTGTTGAAAATATTAGAAATGCGTCTATAATGTCTATTTATGCTTTAAAAACTATGCATTCGTGCAATATCATAGATGGTAAAATTTCATTTATACATAACGACATTAAACATGAAAATATAGTATTTACCGATTCTACAAATAAAAATGTGAAACTTATAGACTTTGGTATAACGGAAAATATATTTGATAGGAATGGAAATAGAAACTTAAAACCAATATATGCGAGCGATGGAACACCTTTATATATGTCTTCTATGCAACATATTACAAGTATTATTGATTATATGGACGACTTTCAAGCAATAGCATGGATGATATTAGATTTATTAGGAGATAAACCTATATCTGTTGGAATGCCATGGGGTATAATTAGCGATGTTAAAAATGCCAATAAAGAAATATATGACAAAAAAATAGAGTTTATGAAAAAATGCAATGACTCTAATTATGCTAAAAGTATTGAAAATGGTACATTATCATTACATAATATATCAGTAATAGGCGAACTTGCAAACTATACTTTAGAACGTGCGGATAAAATGAATAAGTATGAAACAGATTTAAAAATTACAAATGGTCAATGGAATGGTTATTATAGTGATTATAATGAAAAATATTATGAAGATATAGAAAATATTATCAAAAAGTTAAAATAAATGTGTATATTAAAATAAATGTGTGTTTTTAAAGAATATAGACATATTTTTGGAAAAGAGAATGAAGGCATTCATAGTTATAGGTTTTTAAATTATGCTTTGATGGATGTAATATTTACTTTAATTGGTGCAATAATATTATCTTATTTTTTAAAAATACATTTTTTACCTATATTTATATTTTTAATTTTATTAGGTATATTATTACATTATTTATTTTGTGTGGAGACAACGTTAAATTTACAAATATATTCTTTTTTTAACAAATATATTTGGTTAAGTTAATGTTGCCTATAATGTTATTAAACTAAATGAAGTAGCGTAGCGTATAATCTTATTTTTTCAAAGAATATTATAGAATTGTAAAAAGTTATAGAAATATATAATTATGTGCTACTCAAATGTCTTCTTAAAGATTTGCAAAATAGTTATAAAGAATGGTAATAAATAAAATGAGTACATAATTTAATTATTCCAAGAATATATAGAAAAGTTTTAAATTAATAAAAATAAATAATTATGTACTCAAAATATATTCTTAATGTTTTGCAAAATAGTTATAAAGAATGGTAATAAATGAAATGAGTACATAATCTTTTTATTATAAAAATATTTAGAAAAGTTTAAAATTAATAAAAATAAATAATTATGTACTCAAAATATATTCTTAAAGGTTTGAAAAAATAATGTTAATAATGATAGCGAATGAAATGAGTACATAATTTAATTATTCCAAAGAATATTATAGAATTGTAAAAAGTTATAGAAATATATAATTATGTACTCAAAATATATTCTTAAAGGTTTGAAAAAATAATGTTAATAATGATAGCGAATGAAATGAGTACATAATTTATTTTTTCAAAGAATATTATAGAATTGTAAAAAGTTATAAAAATATATAATTATGTACTCAAAATATATTCTTAAAGGTTTGAAAAAATAATGTTAATAATGATAGCGAA